TAAAAGGTAATCCACACCCTTGACATTTAAAATGATTAACTTCTGAATTTCCTACAGAAGCATCATGTTTTTGTTTTACTTCTACCGGATTATCAATGTTAGGGCCTCTATAAATTCCAGTTCCGCGTTGAATTGTTGGTTTATTAGTTACTCTCATTTAAGGTATCCATGATGGTTTGTTTTGAAATGTATCTTGTTTAACATTGAAACTAGTAGAACAGCCGCATGTCGACGTAGCCACAGGATTTTCAAATCTCGGACCGGGCGCAGATAAATCTGTGCTCCAATCTATAGTTAAACCACTAGTTAATAAATGACTTTTTTTATCAACTAGAATATTTATACCGAGAGATTCAAATTCTAAATCAAATTTGCTAGGTTGAGAGTCAAAGGTAAGTTTATACTCATAGCCCGCGCATCCACCGCCGGCAACTGTTATACGTAATTTACCGTCGGATAAGCCTTCATCTTCTAATAGTCGGTGAAAATTTTTACTTGCGCGTTCTGTAAGATTTATCATTTCTCATCTGCAGATAATTTGGCTGCGATAGCCATTTGATGGCGTTTCTTTTTGGACTTGCCTTTAAATTGTGGAGCATCGGATTTCTTAAAATCATCAACATAATCTCCCATTGATGATTGCTTATCTAATTTTTCTGCTTTATATTGTTTTCCGAACTCTGCGAAATCTTTAAAAGTTTTTTGCATAATTTTCCTAGTCACTTTCTACATTAATTTGGATTCTAGGCTCCCTGTGATCTTCTTGTTGTCTCTTTTCTTTTTTCTTGGATATGGATTGAGTTTCTTTATATGAAGGTCTTACACTAGCTGCAAAAGATGAAGATGAGAGCTTCTCATTCGTTTCTTCCTCTACTTGCTCTTCAGATTCATCGCTCGGTCCTTCTTTAGCTAACCGACGATACATTTTTACCATTGCTGGCTTAGTAATTCTTTCAATTTCCGTCTCTTTCCATACATCTGGTTTTAACTGCGATCTTAAACCTTTTCTAATAGAAGCTTTTGAACTACTCTCAATAAAAACAGGATCTGGTATACCAGGAATTTTTATTTGCCAGAAGACTGCTTCAGCTAATTCTTGTTCTTCAACTGCATTTCTAATAATGTCTCCTACAGATTCAGCATGCATATGTTTTTTCCAATTATCACCTGTTTTTAAGTCATGCCTGGTTTTTACAAGAACGTGATCTGATCCCATTTTTGGATCTCTTATCTTTTTTTGCATTTGTTTCAACGTTCCAGTATGAGCTACTTTACCGTCTTCGGTATTTCCTTGAACTATGTGATGATTGAATACTTCTTCGTTGGCTATATCTTTAAATTTTTTCATTTCGTCTGCTTTTCTTTATAATCCGTAATCGCTGCCTTAATAGCATCTTCTGCGAGAACAGAACAGTGAATTTTTACTGGTGGTAATGATAATTCCTCTACAAGCTCTGTATTTTCAACTTCCATTGCTTCATCTAGTGTTTTACCTTTAACCCACTCTGTAGCAAGACTGCTTGTAGCAATAGCACTACCGCAACCAAAAGTTTTAAATTTAGTATCAACTATCTTATTATCTTCAACTTTTATTTGTAATTTCATTACATCACCGCATGCAGGTGCTCCGACGAGACCTGTGCCTATATCAGAAGCATTCTTATCAAAACTTCCAACATTTTGAGGTGTTTCAAAATGATTAATTACTTTGTCGCTATATGCCATACTTTCCTTTCAATCTATTTATGAAATTAAGCTCCTGTATCGATCTTGATTTTATCGCCCCCTACATAATTCAAAACAGAAGCCACAAAAGCATGATATACTCCGATTGCATCAGGCCTGGGACTGCCGATAATCATTACAAACTTCTCTTCTATTTCATATCTTCCTAAATTTGCATTAGTAGGAAATGAAGTAGGTTGCAACCTTTCGACACTATGACCCAAATCTGAATCATATTCAAAACCCCATCTAAATTGAACAGGTTCTATTAATTCATATTTGTTACCTAAAGTTCTAACTTTAGAGATTATTTCTTCACCGGTTGTTAATTTAAAAACTTTTACTTCATGTTCGAAGACCTCTTTTGACAAGGCGGCATCCTTTAGTTCACTCATCTATAAATCCTTCTTTAATTTTTAATGTTTGCGCATGGCCACAATGAGGGCACCATAATCTTTCTTTATTTGGTAAAGATAGATCCATTTGTAAATTGCTAGGAGTATGCGCGTAACTCCACCACTCATTACAACAGCCACAGGTAAAATGATATAAAATTTCTATTGTAAATTTATGTGTAGAATTATTCATAATATCCATTATATATTAAAAAGTATAAAAAATCAAGTATTATTTACGCTTATCTTGCTGGCCGTTTTGATATGCTTCATTTAAAGCTCTCTCTGCAAATAAAGCAATTGTTTTTTCATGATCCATTGGTAACATAGTCATTACGTAATTCATAAGACTATCTCTGTATCTTCTTTTACTTCTTGGATTTTTTTCTAATTTGTCTGTATAATTCAAATGTTTATCCCCACATTTGTTGTTCTAGTCTTTCGACTTGTTTAAGGTCTTTGCGAAAATCCTTTATTCGCTGCCTTGCTGCTTCCTCACGCTTTAATCTTTTCTTCATAGAGGGTTTAGTAAAATATCTTCGTTTTTTCACCTCATTAAGAGTACCCTCGCGAGAAACTATTTGCTTTAGTCTTTGTAAAGCTTTAATAATATTTCGCTGGTCTGAATCTTTAGGACCAATCTTTACTGTAATCATATTCTTCCATTTCTAACCACGGTTTATCATAAATTGATGCAGGCCACTTTTCATACCATGGTCCACCCAAAGTAAAATGTGCTGCATTAATATCCTCTTGATCAGGGCAATGTTCTTCCCCGACCAACCAATTCCATTCCAAAGGAATGGATCCTATATTTTCCTCTGAGCCTGTCCATTCTAACTGGTGTAAATAGCTCATAGGAGAATGAAAAATCTCTTTAGTAGTTAAAGGAAATTTCTCTTTATTAAATATCATTAAACTAGACCAATTCTTTCTAGGATAATTGACGTTTCGCCAACCCTCACGTTTTTCTTTCCCAGCCATCTTTATAGTGGTCACAGATACATATTCAGGATGCTTAGCAACATATAACATTTTACTATCATCTAATGTTTTATATAAAGATAATGGATTCCTAAAAAATAAAAAATCATCATCTACAAAAGCAACCCATTTATTATCTTGTTTATAATCTATCAATGGAACTAAATATCTGGTTCTCGCAAAAGGATTGTTCGTTTTAGGCACCCAATAATGCGGCACATCGTGCGTGGCTACTCCAAACTGTTCTAAAGATTGTCTACATTTTCTATTCGCAATCTCTCTTCCTGGTGTATAACCAACAAAAAAATCTATCATACTCTCTCCATAATTTTATAACACGCATCTTTCCAAAGGCTAATATCTTTGGGGTCATTCTCTATCTCAGTGTTATTAACATAATTATATAATTCATTCATATATCCTGAAAAACCTTGTTTTTTTGGTGGGTCAAATTTGAAGACATCTTTAAATATTTTTACTAATCGTTGTTTTCCTATATCCTTTACAAAGGCATCATTGTAGAATATAGAATGATCTAAAAAGGGGTTCCGCGATTCTATGCAACTCATACCTAACGCTAAATTTGCACCAATTGCTGCACAGGGGAGAAAGGATCTCTGATCCAAATACTTATTTGCTTGTGCTACATTATTAAATTTTGAGACTTGTTTTGCTACTTGCTGTTTGTATTTAGCATTTAAAGTATTTCCATCTTTTCTTAGTGAATACTTAGAAAGTTTGTTTGTTTTGTATACATCATAGCCTCCGAATATTTCATCTGCTCCTTCACCGGTTAACATAACTTTTACTGCGGGGCTCATTTCTTTACCCATTATATAATAACCAACATAACTCCACGTATAAGGAATCATATAAGATTTATTAATATATTCTACAGCAGCTTCATTCCATTGCTTCTCATCATTTTTAACTTCTATTAAAGATCGGAAACCATATTTCTTAACATCTGCTGAGGCCCAACATTTATCTTTATTAATCGTTGTTACATAACAATCCATAGTGTCATTATAAAGAGCAGATATGACGGAACTATCCACGCCTCCTGAAACTATTCCGCAATTGGTTCGATGGCTGGAATACGGGTATTGTTGCTTTTTTAATAACTTTAATATATTGTTATCATTTATTCTTTTCGGTTTAATAGCGCGCGATTTAAGCGCTTTACCACGCATATTATAAGTTATTATCAAACCTTTAGGAAATAGCTTGATATTTCTATAATGCGTCTTATCAAGAGTATAATGACGTAATTGATGCCAATGTTTGAGGAAGTTTTTATCTAGTTTTGTTTTAACTGTTGTAGCAATAGACTTGATGGTATTGCTATAAATTAAACAATTTTTATTATAATAGAAGAGAGGTACTTGACCTACAGGATCTCTAATTAATGTAATAGTTGAATTTTTCTTATCATAAACAGAAATAGCATACTGACCGTTTACTTCATCAAAATCATAATCTTGTCTTTTTATTTTTTCTGCTAACCATTCCGTATCATTGGAAAAGCCTTTTGTAGGAGCGTTATATATTTCACCAGTATATGTAAAATAATAATCACCTGTATCAAATATATGTTCGCCTGGAAATTTACCTGTAACGGGAAGGATGCTTTGATGGAAAAATGCTGGATTAGCATGATGAGAAAAATTGAATTCACCTCTCTCATCTACATCGCTAAAATCTGTATCAATTAAAGACTTATCACTTATACCAAAAAATCCACACATAATATATATATTTTTATGATACCACTATTGTTCCCGTCATAGCAGTATGGTTTTCACAATTATAATACCATGTACCCGTTGAAGGCGGACTAAAGACAGTATATCCTGATATTTTTCCATTATTATTTGAGATATAATCCGTGTTTTGATATTGATTGCCAGTACCATTTCCTTGAACTGTTTTTATCCAGAAGGGATGTCCCGTGCAATCTAGATTGAATTTAATTATGGAGCCAACACTCATCGCAATGTTCTTATTATTAACACTAGAGATTGGTCCATTCTTATCCCAGCCATCAATCACATATGCACTGTTGCCAGGAGCGGTCACGGTCACCTGATAACCTTCGAAAAAAATTGTTTGAGTAACATAGCTGCCCGCACCTGCTGCACCCCATACTTGCGTACTACCAACATATACTTTTGAAACTGCGGTGCTTCCTATATAAATGCTATCAAGAGCAGTACTTTCTAACTTAATATTAGAAATAGTACCACCACCTCCGGCTGTTGGGTCCCAATGTTGAGCAGTTTTACTATATTTTCTAACATCCGCGTTCGCATGACCTGATGGCCCATAACCAAAGTCGTTTATAACTGTGGCGGTTCCGCCCTGAAAATCAAACCAAGTTTTATTTGAAATAGCAAACCTAGAATTCAATCTTTTAATAGCTACCACTTTGCCCAAAATTGATGCATCAGCAAAACTAGCTAGAAATACTTGGTCATCCTGAAAAGCATTACCACTGGCGGCACCACTAAACAAATTATAAGAAGGAGCTGCCATATTTTAACTTATTTGAGTCAAATCTAACTGATTAAATATAACATTTCCTTTAGTATTATTTCCTTTGGTTATTTTTACATAAGCCCATAATGTTTTTGGATTAGCACTTACCAAGGCGGAAGAGGTAATAGTCTCATCAAACACTGCTGTAGTTGAAGTTTCTGTGGGAGAAGTCCAGGCACCAAAAACTTGGCCAGAAGTAAAAGCGGGATCATTAGCATCAGCCTCAATATAATATAACGCAATACTCCAAGTAAGACTCATGCTGGCAGTAAAAGTAAAATTACCATTAAATCTCAAATCATTACTTGAGAAGTCAGGTATCTGAAGGGCGTAAACATCACCATAAGTTTTACCACTGTTATTATTAAAAAAATGCCAGCATAATTTATTGCTGTTCGTGGGACTATTAAAATGCATTATAGCAGCGCCGGAATCATTACCGTCCGGGCCAACCAATGTCAACGGCCTGAAGTCCTCACTATTTTTAAATACTGTTACTTTATAAGGCAGGCCTGTTGCACCACTGCTGGTAAATGTTAAGGGATTACCTGTTGCGGTCTCTAAAGTTTCAGAATTTGTCAAATTGAGCATTGAAGACCACGCTCTATAACCATTGGATATTTGTGCCGCACCAAATATACTTGTTGCACTAGATAACATTGCTGTGCTGTCATTACTTTGATCCCACCACGATTGGTTATAAGAAGGATTATTACCTAAACCACCATAGCCTGTATTTTCTTCTACACTACTATTTCCAGCAAAATGCGGAGCATAACTACTTACAGTGCCTATAGTCTCAGTAATAGTTTTAACGGCGGAATTAAATTGTTGAAGCGTAAATCCGTCGTAGTACTTAGTGTGATGCCATCCATTAGGAAATTCTATAGTAAAATCCCCCTCATAATTTCCATCTTGATCATAGACTCTAAAACCATAATATCCGTCATAGTATTTTATTTTAAATGTAATTTCTCTAGGACTAGTATTTGTTAAACTGCTTCTTTCATTCTCACTCGGCCAATAACACTGGATTTCATTTTGGTAACCACCTGTCCACATCGTACAATCCATCGTATGTTGATACAAACTGTCGTCGTACACCATATCACTTGAATTGTCAGATGGATTTGTTTTCATCCAGAATTTGTTGTACCCACCACCACCGAATTGGTTTATTTTAATTTCGCCGCTGGTGCCGATTTCATTATAATAACCTGGGACGTATTGATTGCCCTTAAAAACATCTAGATGTGTTTTTCCGCCACCCAACCTGTGATTACAGTACTTGACACCGCAGCCTATATTAAGAGTGGTTGCACAATCCCACCAAATGTAGCCCGCACCATAATAGGAATAATTTCCACATCCCCAACTGTGTTGTCCAGAAGATGATTGAGAATAATCAACATATATAATAGTATAACCATTAGTTTGTGAAGTTTCACTTACCCATCCTGCGGTTATCTTAATAGCATGATACTGATTAAGATGATTCAGATTACCATTATCTCCGTTTAAAAAATACATGGTGGTACTATTCCCATTAGCCGCATACAGTACGCTTCTTTGAATATTCCATGTTGTGGGCATAACATAAAGGCCGGTGCTAGACGTGGTTCCTTCTAACATAGGAAAAGCTTCCCTCCAAGTACTTGCACCAGCAGATGTGTCGAATTGTTGGTAACTAGAGTAACCCTGGCATTTCCACACTTTTTCACCAGTATCCTTTTTTATGGCATAACAGTACTGGCCGTATGATCCCCCAATACTAGAATGTGAAAACCGGTAGGTAAATTGGCTTGCTCCGGAGCCAGAGGTTGATATATTAGACCAGTTTTGTGCAACAAAGTTATAATCGGCTAAAGTTTGGCCTTTTAATCTTATTTCATCCCCATTAGCAAGCGAAGAGTATTTATTACTAGAATTATTGTCAAATAAATCTGAAATTTTCCAAGGGGAAGCATACGTCCCGGAGCCATTACCAGTAGTGCCATGAATACCCCCATGGTCTGATTCTAGATAAGGATCTATCCACCATGTTGCCATTTTCTATTCTCCTTGTTCATTTCGGTTTGGTGTGCCAAGTCTAATATGGATGGCGTTATCTACTTTCTCTTGAGTATCTGCCCATCTTTCCCCATCTGCAACTTCAATGGGTGGAAGTTTTTCATAAATAAGTTTTCTTGCACCATCTTCAATTTCTACCAAAGGTATTGTAATTACTAAATCCAATTCATTCGCGCCCTCTTCATTCGGGACCCATTCATGATCCCACTTAGAATAATGGTGCTCTAAAGATTTCTGTCCTAATTCATATGTTATTGCCATTTAATAATCCTTTATCCTGTCACAAAATAAATTGTAGATGCATCTGGTGAGCCCGGTAATGCAGCGACCACATCAACAGAGTAGCCATCGAGATTGGGTAATTTCCACGCTACCCCAGCTGCAGCCGATGAGTCAGCCGTAAGCACATAATCATTAGTACCAACTGCTAATCTTGCTTGAGTAGTGGTATATGATTCTAAATCACCTTTAGTGGTTAAGGTTCCGCCTCCGCCTCCGCCACCAGCCCAGTTTGCATCACCATAAGCTTTGATTGCTGCACCATCCGGTAAATTACTTCCATCAGTCAATGTATCTTCTGCTGCTCTTGTTGAGGCTGTTCCAAGACCTAAAGTTGTTCTTTGAGCAGAAGCAGAAGCATCATCAAGAAGAGCTTTTCCAGCAGCAGTTAAATCATAAACTGCCGCGGTTCCAGAACCAGTAAATTGAATACCTTTATCTGCGGCAGAAGTTAATCCTGCAATCGCTGCAAGATCTGCATCATATGCTTGAACATGAGTTCCATATACCAAACCAAGTGTAGTTCTTTGTGCGGCCGCATCTGCATCATCAAGAAGTGCTTTTCCAGCAGAAGTTAAATCATAAACTGAAGCTGTACCACTTCCTGTAAATTGAATTCCTTTGTTTGCAGCAGAAGTTAGACCGGATAATGCTTGAAGATTTGAGCTTAAAGTTATATCAGAAGCATCATCACCAGAATCATCAGTAGCGATTACATGCGTTCCATCAAAATTTAATTTGGATCTTGCGGTTAAACCTGTTCCTGCATTTTCTATTGTATGTCCACTACTGGCGGCTGCTTTCCATGCTATTCCAGCTGATGCCGATGAGTCGGCTGTAAGTACATAATCATTAGTACCAACTGCTAATCTTGCTTGAGATGCGGAAGTCGTCCCATAAAAGTTGGTTACGTAAGCTATTCCAGATCCGTCCGCGTCGTCACTAAGAGTTAATTGGGTAGTGTTCGCAATTGAAGCTACCGTGGTAGTACTACCTGAGCCACTCCCGTCACTGCCTGGTAACCATCCGGCGCCTGACATGTTCACAGCCATTCCAACACTTATACTAGCATCCATTTCAGTGTCGCCATCGTGGCTATGCTTTACCATTATATCTGATCCGTCGGTTAGTGTCCAACTGCTGCTAGCTCCTGCTGCTCCTATGGTAGTGGCATATGATTCTAAATCACCTTTAGTGGTTAAGTTTCCACCACCACCACCAGCCCAGTTTGCATCACCATAAGCTTTGATTGCCGCTCCATCTGGCAAATTACTTCCATCAGTCAATGTATCTTCAGCAGCCCTTGTTGAGGCAGTTCCTAAACCGAGTGTAGTTCTTTGTGCGGCCGCATCTGCATCATCTAATAACGCTTTACCGGCGGTAGTTAAATCATAAACTGAAGCTGTACCACTTCCAGTGAACTGAATTCCTTTGTTTGCGGCCGATGTAAGTCCTGCAATTGCAGCAAGATCTGCATCATATGCTTGGACATTAGTTCCTATTACAAGTCCAAGATTTGTTCTTGCCCCAGATGCAGTTGAAGAACCTGTTCCACCTTCTGCAACTGGCAAATCGCCCGTTACATCAGTAGTTAAATCTATCTGACCTCTTGTTATTGCTTGTCCACTTATAGTGAGATAGTCGTATGATCCTGCAAGAGTTACATTCGTTGAATTATCAGATGCATCAACATATGCTTTAACAGATTGTTGACTTGGGGGTCGAGTTGCTGAATCTGTAGCCATATTATCTTCATCAATTAAACTTAATGCACTACCGGATGATGCATCAACATATGCTTTAACAGATTGTTGCGATGGTACGTGAGTAGCACTATCAGACGCCATGTTGTCTTCATCTTTAAGAGCATTTGTAATTCTAGCGTCTGCTCTTGCATTTGTAAAGTAAAGGTTCGTAGAACCTTCTGTTATCTCATCTGAATTGTCTTTTGTTGCTACTTGAGCATCCACATAAGCTTTAATACTTTGTTGTGTTGCTAATTGAGTAGCGGAGTCAGTCGCCATACTATCTTCATCTAATACAGCAGTTCCACTCACACCAGTATTGAGAACTGGACTTGTTAATGTTTTGCTTGAAAGAGTTTGAGAATCAGAAGTACCAACTACAGTTCCTGATGGTACTGACCTTCCATGCCATGCTTGTAATGCAGTACTTAAAGTAATATCGGTTTGATCATTACCAGAATCATCAGTTGCTATAATACCAGTTCCATCAAAATTCAAACCAGTTCTTGATGTTAAGTTTGATCCTCCATTTTGAATAGTATGTCCAGCACCGGCCGATTGTGCATCAACATATGCTTTAACTGATTGTTGTGATGGTAATTTTGTAGCACTATTAGATGCCATATTATCTTCATCAACTAATGCATTTGTAATTCTAGCGTCTGCTCTTGCGTTAGTGAAATATAAATTAGTTGAACCTTCTGCAATTTCATCTGTGTTATCTTTTGTTAAAATTTGTGAGTCAACGTATGCTTTTACTGATTGTTGAGATGGAAGTTTTGTTGCACTATCTGATGCCATGTTATCTTCATCAATTAATGCATTTGTTATTCTTGCATCTGCTCTTGCATCTGTAAAATATAAGTTTGTGGAACCTTCTGTAATTTCATCTGAATTATCTTTTGTAGCCACTTGAGCATCCACATAAGCCTTGATTGACTGTTGTGTTGATATGTGTGTGGCACTATCCGAAGTCATATCATCTTCATCTTTAACTGCTGTACCACTTATACCAGTATTGAAAACTGGGCTTGTCAGGGTTTTATTTGTAAGTGTTTGTGAATCAGTAGTACCAATTACATCACCAGATGGTCTTGCTTTACCGTGCCATTGTTGGAGTGCCGTACTTACATTAATATCGGATTGATCATTACCAGAATCATCAGTTCCTATGACATAAGTTCCATCAAAATTCAAACCAGTTCTTGATGTTAAGGATGATCCTGCATTTTGAATAGTATGCCCAGATCCAGCTGCAGTCAATGCATCCAATTGTGTTTGAATAGCAGAAGTTACACCATCAGTATAATTAAGTTCTGTTGTGGTAGCTGTAACACCATCTAATATATTTAACTCTGCTGTGTTAGCTGTAACACCATCTAAAAGATTGAGTTCTGCAGCTGTTGATGTTATAGATGTACCGTTCAGCTTAAAGTTTTTACCAGAAGCAAGATTAATGTGTTCGGATGAAGTCCAATCACCAGCTTCACCGATAGGCTTGAGCCAGACAAAGGTCTTGTCGGTTGCACCTTTGAGGGTGATACCGCCACCTGCAGCTGTTACATTTGTAGGTGCATCAACAGACCCTAATTCAATATTTTTATCTTCTACTATAAGAGTGGCACTATCTACTGTGGTTTGGGTTCCGCTTACTACTAAATTTCCTGCTAAAGTTACCGTCTTATCTGCGGCTATGGTAATTGCTGCCGCTCCGGCGGTCCCAAGCTGTAATACATCATCAGCGGACTCCCAAAGACCAGTATCACCATCTCCAAAGGCCATGGTTGGAGCTTCGGCTGATTGAATGTCATGAGCTAATCTAAATCGAATCTTCTTACTTTGACCTCTACCTGCTCTTCGTGCTGTTGCATCAAAATCTATAAATCTCATGTGCTATCCACCAGAAGATATGAAAGCAAAACGTTAACAGAAGATGCTGTATCAGTCCACACTTTTACTGCGTCAGATTCTTCTAAAATTAATTTACTGCTATCTAAAACATCTAATGTAGAATTAACTGAAACTGATATTGCTTTCATGAAGGTTAATGTATTCGTTGCGCTATCATCTAAAACGTCTATGGTCACCGCAACATCACCTGTTGCATGTGTATTTGTTACGTGCAGACCAATTAGAACACATTTTGAACTATTTCCACTTGGACATGTTAAAATTGTTGTGGGGCTACCAGAACTGTTACTTATATTTTCTGCCCAAGCATTTTTAAATGTATTTGCCATTAGTCTCCATCATCCAAGTGCTATAGCTAAAGCAAGAGCATCTGACTCCGCTTTATTTAAAACCTCAGTTCTTATCGTAGTTCCTAACTGAGATGAATTTGCTATGAGTGTATTATTTATTTTATATGATTTGGAGGATGCGAGATCCACATCGCCGGTGCATTCTGTATCACCTGTTATTTTTATTCCGTTGGCGACTTCAAATACTTTTACTGCCATGTTGATTATACCGTAAAGAAGGTCGCTTCTGCCTTACAAACTATAGAAACACCATCTGCATTAGCTACTTTCATTCCTATATGTGAAGATCCGGACGATCCAGAACCATCTGTCATTTCAAAAGTTATAGTTGTTGTTATATCATGTCCTAACGAAGCATATTCGTTATTATCCACAGCGCCACTTCCACTTTCACAGAATGTGTACTTATGAATTGCTGTTTCATTAGCACCTGCTTTCATCTTTAAAATTGCTTCGCCAGCAGAATAAGTGGCTATAGGAATCTGAAACAGAAAAGCATTACCATTATGTGCAATAGTAGCGGAAGTAACTAGGGTTCTAGAAATATCTTTATGATAGATATCAGTATGGACTGTTAAATCTCCACCAATTACAGCAGCTTTTGCAATTCCTAAACCACCAGATGATAGTAACTGTCCTGTTGTATTAGATGTAGAATTTGATGTTCCATCTGCATGTACAACATTAGCAAAAAGTGATAAAGCAACACCTATACCACCATCAGTTTGAATTGAACCAGATGTCCCACTTGTTGAATCTGTTGTACCTTCAACTACTATGTTATCTTGAGCTGTTACTTTTCCAGCATTTACGTTAACATAATCTGAAACAGTTAAACTACCTGTTGATAATCCACCATCGGTTGTTTGAATAAATGCAAACTCATCTTCTGATTCATCCCATACAAAAGCAACGTTAGCTGATGTACCCCTGTTAACCATTAAACCTTGGTCATGGGTAGGAGCAACTGAATCACCGTTTGCAGATAAAGTAATTAAAGGATCGCTAACACTTAAATTTGTAGCGTTAACATATGTAAGTGCGCCATCAACAAATAAACTACCATCAATAGTTACATTAGCAGAAAATGTGGCATCTCCGCCGGCGGCAAAGGCATTTACTTTTAAGCCTCCGGTTGTGTTAGCTGCTAAGATGGTCGCGGCTGATGCACCACTTGTATCATTAGATGTTGTTATTGCGTGAGTATGCGAAGTAGTAGTAGCAGCATCTGTAGTAACAGCGGTTAATGTATCTGGAGTGCCTAATGTAATAGTTTGTGTATCAGCACCTGCTCCACCAGCTTGTTTAGCTGAAACTGTAATACCATTTCCGGCAACTACCGCATCTAACTCACCGGCATCTATATCAGCTTTTACTTGTGAAAATGTGCGAGAATGGACATTAGAATTATTGTCCATTTGTAAAATTTTACCACTAGTTGCTACTGCACCATCGGCAGGAGTATTAAGCAGAGTTAAATTGGCATCTGCTTTTAAACCACCTCTTACTCTGAACTGTTGTTGTGACATTGACTAAATTCCTCAGATGTTTTACGCTGTATATTTGGTACATACTGTGCGATGAACTGTAACTACTTGTTGATCTGACTGTGTAGTTACTTTTAATCGAACATTATTTGCTGTTATATCTGAAGCAACTGTTGGACTCATTGTAATTGTGCCTAACTCTACTTCACCATAAACTGTCAATGCTGTACTAGTACCATCATGTGCTAAATTTACTTCACCCACCCAATATCCTTGATTATCTACTGTATAATCTTCACAAGTTACTATATATTTAGCTGTCCTGTATGTATTTATGTTAAAGATATCCGCAACAACTTCACCTGCTGTGGCTTGAATAGTTCTTGTTGTTGAATAAACTACTTCGGTATTAACAGTAAGAGTTCCCGCTGTTTGAAAGTCTGTAAAAGATAGGACATCTATATCAACAGGTTTCCAGAGTCCAGCTCCTGCATTATATTGCCATACATCATTATCTGAAACTCCTAATGAATTAACATCTGATAAGTTCCCTATTAAACTAGTAGAAAGATCTATATCTGTCGTCCTTGTTGGCGAACCAGGTTGCCATTTACCTGTATTAGTATTCCATTTTAAAATATATCCATTTTCAATTCCTTCCATGGTAACATCAGTTAATTGAGATATTTTTAATTGGTCTCCAAAAGCTAATAATCTATCACCAGTAATTTGTGTTGCGCCGATAATAGTATTAGAACCAAAATCTAAATATTCTGCTCCACCTACTTCTGTTATTCCAAGTGATCGTGTAGATAATGTTAGGGTATTTCCTTGAAGATATAAATCTCCGAAGGGTTGAGTGGTAGAACCTAGAGCAGCAGGTTTTCCACCATCCTCTCGTGCTTTAGGTTTTAAATCTACGGTTATGTTTTCTAAATCAACAATACCTAAATGAACTACAGTATCATCTGAAGCAATACGTGTAGTGACTGATTTTCCGGGTTGATTTGAACCTCCAATTACCGAAACTTCTCCACCGGAAGTGACTGTAGCTTCTACTGATCCAGAAGATTTTGTTGTTACAGTGACGTCTTCATCAACTGTAACAGATATTTCATCAGCCACTCACACTCCTAACTTTCAAGTAATAATTTGTTACCAGTTTCTAATAATGTTGCGCCTTTAGGGCTTGCTGTGGGATTTAACGTAACCTGACCTTGAATAACTCGTCTAGTTATGTCCTGTTCGGAATTATTAATAACTACATCGTAGCTATAACGTCCTGAGGGGATATCATCAGAAACAGACCCTGATAATTTTATTTGTAGTTTACCATTGGTCGCGTCTGTTACGGTTGGGGTAAATTTGTGTACTGTGTTTGAGCCCGTCCACTTTTGAAAATAAGCTTCAACAGTATAACCAGTTAAATCAGTCGCGTTCCCATTATCATCTTTAACTGTTAATGTTAAAGTATAATCCGAGCCTTGATCAACAAATAAATTTACAATAGATGCCATATAATTTCTCCTAATGTACTATTTATAATACCTCATCTATTCCCAAAAATATCTATTATGAATTTTAAAATTAGAACATTCTATCTTGTCATAGCCTAAGGGCAGATTGGTCGCTTTCATCCAATCTTCTAATAATACATGATTTCTATTATAATGTTTATATTTTATAGGAAGTCTACTTACACACATTTCTTTGGATATAACATGATTATATTCTTGTGTTGTTTCCAGACCTACGATCCAATTTCTGCCTGAGATCTCCATTATTTGTAATCTAAATTCTTCAAGAGGTATTGAGCTATTATATTGTTTATGTTGCCAATTACCTATTTCAGATGAAAAGGCTGTATAAAAAAAATAACGGTGGGTTGAGGATTTTGGGGATGGATCAACTTGTTCACGTAATCTATCGAAGGTGTACTCATTCTGTGATTGCGATTTCACTACCGGGCGTAATTGGGGCTTAAACTTTACTAATATATGTTTTACGTGAGGAATATCATGTGGTAGATATCTATTAATTACTCCGTTATCTTCTATCCATATGTTAGTCAATTCATAATCGCATGCATTTATAACCCAATTTCCAGGATCATTCCATGCTTTATCTTTTAAAAAATCTACGTCATCTGGAACATTCATTCTATTGCGATCTGATATATTCCAAGAATAATTAAACAAATCTTTTCCTGTTCCAGATCCGTTTTCTTCCATCTCAGAACGTTTAGACCAATATGTGTATCGTTCTAAACCTATTCCTCTGGCCGCTATAGAAACACCAGGACCACTAACATAAATTTCCATTCATGTGCCCCACTTATTACCGAATAAATCTACATGTAGTCTGGGTGAATATCTCCACCCTCTAGCCATAGCTTTTTCAGCAATATTGAATTTTGTTTTGGCTAGCATTTCACTAGTACCCCCGCAAGGCATGCAATATATATCGTATTTTAATTGTTCTCGATGTTGTATATCTGCTATTTCATTTAAATCTTCTTCATCTTGAACAACAAATTTTAAATAAAGATTACTGTGAGCTACTGTACTATATTGATCCCAATTCTCTGGTTTAATTGCTTTTTCATTGGACTCTCCACTAATACTTAATTTGGGGCTGCAAGACCATGTTACATCAACAGAACTCTTTCTCATTAAACATTGATAAAAATCTTCAGTTAGTGGAAATGTACTATTAGTCTCAAATGTAATATTTTTAAGTCCTTTCATAGCTGGAGCATTTAATAAATCCGGTAATTGTTTTTGCCACATTAATGGTTCACCACCGGTTAATATTAAATGAATATCTTGGCCATCATTATCCCAACTATTATTGGGTGTTAACTCTAATAATTTTTCAGCTATAACATCAGCCTGTTCAAACACAGAGAGATGCATATATTCTTTAGCCCAGCTAGCTGAACTATCACATCCAATATGCATAACTGGTAATTCTTGTACAGATTTATATTTACTAATATCAAGATTCTTCCAAGGCATATCATCACGTGGAAGAAGAGGTACACCTCTTTCCTGACCGAAACCTGGACATTCAAAATTACAACCATATAATCTTAAAAATACACTTGGTATTCCTACAAATTTTCCTTCACCCTGAATGCTATAAAACATTTCAGAATATCTTAATTTCGACATGTTACCTTTATCCTTGAACTATAGGCCAAGATTTTATTCCCGCATCATATGCTGTAAACCAATGTTCCTCTAATGCCATTTCCACCATTGATTCAACACCCGTGCCGGCAACAGCTTCTCGCAAATCTCGCACATAACATATTGGTTCAGTACATTCATTTACGCACTCTTTAACTTCTATACTACCACAAGTACTATAATCTTCTTTTGATACTCTTGTTTCCATTGTTATCCTTCATCTACATTAAATAAGTCTTCATTCCATTCTCTATGACCTTCACGCCAAGCCATGTTACTTTGTGTTTCACGTACTTCAACTCTATAACACCAGAGTCTTTCTGCTTCGCCTGGCCCCCACATATCAGGAATGAATATTCCATTTACATATTTATATAGCTGTTCAGATAATCCTTCACATCCAAGTTTTGGCAATACAGAAAGTTTTGCTATTCCTGCAGCCTCTAACTGTTTATAAAGATCCATGTGCGGTTCATCTTCTGCTACTAATAAAGTATGATCGAACATATCATCTAAGAAACTTTTAAGTTCTCCCATACCACCATAATCAGCAACCCAGTTTCTAACATCTAAATGATCAGTACCAAAAAAGAATCTCATACTAAAACTGTAGCCATGAATGACATTACAATGACTATCTGCTTTCCATTGTCGATAAGCAACTGGAAATTTATCTACGTATTCCTTTGTACTGTTATATTTGTATATTCTAGGTTCCTTACTTCCTAAAGCTACTGTACTCATATTCGTTCTCTTCTTCGAATTCATCGATTTCTTCATCGATATAATTATCAGCTAACTCCTTATTAAGTCGCCGTTCTTTTTTTGACATCTTTTTCAAGACATCTTTGCTGTAACTCTCTCTTGTTTTTTGTTGTTTAAATGACTTTGCCATAATGTCGGGCTCGCGGTTTTTATTTTTTTAAGTTGTGATCTTCTTTTTCTTCTCGCATTTGATAAATGAAGTCTACTGGCACCTTCATAAAAGACTTTTCCTTTTATGTGATCCATTTCATGTAAAAATATACGAGCAGATAAATCAGAAAAATAACCAGTTAGGTTTTTATTTTCAGCATCTTCCCATGATACCGACAAACTTTTGGGTCGGCTTATCTTAATAAACAAACCTGGATACGTTAAACATCCTTCCATTTCCCAAACGTACTCTGTTGATTCCTCGATAATTTGAGGATTAAACAGTACCATATTATTTCCTTCGTGATTCATAGCAAATACACTTTGCTTATAACCTATTTGATTTGCTGATAAACCTACGCCATCATAATGTAGCATATTCTCAATTAGCTCATCTTGAAATTCGTGAGGGTCAGCCGGGGGACTCCAGAAACTAAAAGGTATAGTTTCTTGCTCTAATAACTCGTGTCCTTCTGGAAGTAAAGGCTTTATCATAATATCACACTAAAGTTTTTACGTTTTTCAAATTTCATGTGAACTCTAAATTTATCATATAAAGTATCACCCTTATGAGAAATTACAAATACATTTGTGGTGGATCCTTGCTCATTAACTATTTTCATAAACTCATCTGTTCCTTCACCATCCAAGGAACTATCAAACACTTCATCTAATATTAATAGATTAGTGTTAACTGAGTTTTTCAATTTAGCAATTGTTCTCCACGTGAACAATAAAGCTAAATCTATACGCATCTTCTCTCCTTCACTGAAAGAATCATACGTAAAATCATCTCTATATCTTGACTTAATTTCTTCATTGAAATTCGAGTCTAAATTGAAAGATACAAAGAAATTCATTTGTGTTAAATATTTGTTAATCAATTTATTCATGATTGGCAAATATTGTTTTATAATTCTAGATTTTATACCTTCATCTTTTAAAATATTTCTAGCAGTTTCTTGTACAAATTTTTCTTCAATCAATTCTTCTGTTAGCGCTTCTATTTCTTTAAATTCTGAAGCATATTCTTTTAGAGCTTTCTTTTCTTCTTTTATATCACCAGTATCTTGTTCTAACTGATTAATACTTTCTTGTTGTTTTTTAACATACTGATCAATAACCCTTACGTTATTATTAATTGTTTGTACTGAGGTTTGTTGACCCTGTATGTTTTCTTGAATTGATTGTATTGCAGATAATCTTTCTCTGGTAGAGTTAAGCTCTCCGTCAATCTTATCGACTGCGCTATTATATTCTTCGATCTTTTTTTGTTTTTGTATAATTTCTTTGTGTTTGAAGGCGTGGTCGATGTTTTGCTTACACGTTGGACAGTCATCGTTTGACTCAAAGAAGGAGATATTTTCTTGTTCGGTATTAACATTCCGGAGAATGGAACGTTGATATTCTGTAAGTTTATCATGAGTTTCGTTTACTTGTTTAGCATCATTTATTTGATTTAAAAGTTCCTCTACTGATTGATTAACCTCTTCGATTTGAGCACAAAGCTTTTCTTTTTCATCTAAAGATTTTTTAATGTCTTTTTCATATCCAGATATAAGAGATTTTGTTTTATGTTTTAACTGAGATATGTAATTTTCTTTTAATTCTATTTTATTTTCAAGTAAATCTTTGGATGATTTATTCTCATCTATTTTTATCTTATTTTCCATTGAATATGTTTTAAGAACATTATTCATAGTAGAAAATATCTGAATATCTAATAGGTCTTCTATAATATCTCTTCTATCCGATGCTTTTAATTGCATAAATGGAACGAATGAAGAATTACCTAAAATTACTATTTGTGTGAAAGATTTATAATTTAACTTTAATACACTTTTTTCTAAAAAATCTTGAAAATCTCTTACACTAGCATTTTGTTGTAATTGCAGGCCGTCTGTTATTATTTCAAAGAAGTTTGGTTTAATACCTCGGCGAACTAATATATGTTTTTTGCCCACCAAAAATTCTACTTCAACAACGGCTTCTCTTTCATTGATAGAATTTATTAATTGAGCTTTATTAATACTACGAAATGGTTTCCCGAATAAACCAAATGTTAAAGCATCAAGCATAGTGCTTTTTCCAGCACCATTTTCTCCAATGATAAGTGTAGTTTTAGATCTATCGAGATCTATCTTTGTAAAAACATTGCCGCTACTTAAAAAGTTCTTGTAGCGAACGGATTTAAATGTAATCATTAATTCTCGGTCAGTAACTGCTTGCCGTGTTCAAATTGATACTCGGCACTTACTAGCTGATCCTGTAATGATTTACCGACTAATTGATTTAGTGTTATATTGTGTTGATGAGCCAACAACATCAATTTATTTAAAACTGGTTCTTCTATATCAACTTCTATTGTTTTTGTTTTGGGGTTTGTTATTTTTTCGCGGGATTTTTCATCCATAAAAATTCTCTCTGCTTCTTTCAACGAACAATTATGTTCTCTGGCTATTTCAGGTAAGCGCTCACCATAAAACCAGGATGCGTTGTCACTCATGCTACTCTAAGGTTAAAGATTCATTATACAGGTTTCTCATTAAAATGTCAAGTCTTTTTTTGTCTACAGGTGTTTCCAACTGTTCTATATATGTGGATAAAATTGTCATGGTATCTTGTGCTTCATCGATAATAGTTTCCTCATCATCCAATTCGGCAAAAGATTCAACAACTGTAACATCTCCAACTCCGGATTTATACATCTTATCTAAGATAACATCAAATAAATACGGATTGGTTTTATTTTCAACAATTATTTTAACGTAAGTATTTTCCCATTTATCAAAGTTTTCTTCTTGTGCTGATTCAACGGTCCAATCCAAATCATTGTAAAAATATTTATGAAACATTTCGTAAGGATTTTCAATAAATTCTAATTCTCTAGTTTCAAAATCAAATATATGAAAACCTCGTGGATCTTTATAATCCAACCAATTAGTTTGATAGGGATTTCCTGTATAATAAACAGTTCCGTTATCGCTTTTATGATGAAAATGACCACTGAACACCATATCAAACTTTTTAAATAATTTGCGATCCAATCCTTCTGGACTAAATTGTCCCGGAATCATTTCAAAACCAAGAATTTCGAGATGACCAAACATTATATCGCATTTGGTTTTATTAATTAAGTCAACTGCATAATCATGATTATCCTTGCATAGCCATGGCATCATTACAAAATTTGCATCACAAAAATTCAATTCTTTCGGTGTATTATGTGTCGTAATATTAGGATATTCTTTTAATAATAAACTTGGAGAATTTACTTCATTAGTAGTTTTATAAAATGTATCGTGATTTCCAGCCAACATGTGACATTCTATATTATTTTCTAACAAGGGATCAAAAAACATATGCTTAGCATCATATAAAGATTTGTAATTAACAAACTTTCGTCTATCAAATACATCACCCATATGTATGAGGCTTTTTATATCATGTTCTTTAAGATAAGGAAAGAATATATCTTCGTAGAATTTAGAAAAGTAACTGGAAAAAACTATAGCATCATTCCTAGCACCAAAATGCGTATCGGTAATTATGGCTGCTTTCATGTTGCGTTATCAGCCTCTACCATATAAGGTACTAATGTATTAGCCCCTGATGTATTCGCGGTTGTGGCTTTTTTAGATTTCCTGGCTTTCGCGTCTTCGAAATCTCCTACAAATTTATACATATTTGCTTTTTGCTCTTCAGTTAAAACTTCAATATTAAAGTTAGTATTGCCATCATCATGCTCAGACATTGAAGCGCTATCAGATAACATGCTATTATTATGAATAGTTTTATATTTTATATAAAGTTGCTTTTTCTCTTTTTGTATTCTTCTGATAAAAGCAAAATATATAATCTGGGTAAAATAAGAAAATGGATTAGATGATCTTTCCGGATTAAAATTATGAGCTGATTGAACACAATTCTCTATTCCATCTGAGATCATTTCATCTCTGAAAGTGTAGTTAACAAAGTTTGGTCTTAAACTAAGTCTCTCCGCAATTTTCATAAAACAATCACCAATATAATCTGGAATAATTGGAATTAATTCATCCGGATCTTTTTTCTTCACCTCAGCACAATGGTTTTTATAATTAACCATCTCTTCATGAAATTTTTTATTATCAACATAATGTATCGACTTTGCTCTAGCCATTGTTATCCTTCAAAACTATTAAAAAATTTATAGAGGGGGACTATTTAACTGTTTTTTTCACTTTTTTCTTTGCTTTCTTTACAGTCTTCTTTGTAGCTTTCTTCGCAGTCTTTTTAACTTCATCTGCATTCTCTTTTACTATGTCACTTGCTTCTTTAACAACTTCCGCTGGTGTTGAAAATACTTTTTTAATATGCTTAGTAATGTGACTAAACCATCCCATAATTACCTTTCTGTATTATTTACTTTTCGCTCTCTTTTTTGATTTAGACTCCGCTTCCTTTGCCTGCGCGTCTTTTAGTATTGCCTCTCTGTATACGTGTACAATTTCTTGTTCAAATTGTTTTGTATCTTTTTCTAACTTCTGCATAGATTTTAAATTTGGATATTTTTTCTTTTTATGCATCAACCTTGTTTTTTTCATAGTATCTTGCTTTTCAAGTTCATCAATATCAACAGTAGCTATTTCTGTAGGATCAAATAGCTTCATTGTTTTTTGATGAAATTGAATACTCTGTGGTGTATAATCTCGTTCAGGTACGGTGTGTGCCGGAGGAAATACGATTACTGTAGGTGTGCCTATAAGTTGAGCTAAGAAAGCAAAACCACCACGTGAAGATATTAGGTAAGAACAACTTGAAATTTTATCAACTAGTTGTTTAGGTGTCATAGTATAATCAAGATATTCTATACTGCGCTTAGATTTCTTTAGAGCTTTTTCTAAATCTCTCCAATATTTACTAACAACTTTTTTATCTTGCGATATCATTTTATCGCCAATATTAGCAAACGAATTATTAGAAATTAAATCCCAATCTAATGGAGGAGAATATTTGTATATACAAACAGAATCTTTTTTAGGTCTCTTCCATTGTGTTTTAGTAGGGTACCATTCCATCTGCGTTGAAAGTGGAACAAATGAATATTGTTCCATATTAATTGGGACATGTTTATACCACATATTTCTATGATTTCTATCTATGTGGGAAAAAAGATCCTTACCTCTTAAAGCACTTTTATATGTTCTTAGAATATTTCCGTAAGACCTTCTAATTTTAACAAAATCATATTCAATATCAGAACCCCACTCTTTAACCATAAAATTAACTTTATCTAAAGTAGTTTCCTTATTACTAAACCCCTTTTTCTCATGAGTTTCATCATATAAGATCTTTAACTTTATAGGCCTAATTTCGTTCATCCACATCCAATAATTCATATTGCAGACTATATCGCCATAACCATAATCGGTTATTATACTAACCCGTTTAGATAGATCCATATTGAGTTCATTTTTGAACACTGAATCTATGTTATTTGAATGATAATATTCGTGATCTAATTGATGATAATTTGCCCATCTAAAATTGGGCAAAAGTATCCTATTATCTTCAAATAATACTTTTATTGCTGTTTCTTTATTCATAATTTCCTATATTATACCTTATTTCTTTAATAATATCAAGGGTTATTTTTATTTATTTTTCGGTTGACCTTTTCGTAAAAATATGATATAATATTTAATGTTGTTGCCACCGGGAAAATATATAATTAAATCCTAATGTGAAACATATTGTATTTGAACTGTTGTTCATTGTATTGGGAAATTCTTTCTTTAAAATGTTTCAATGTATAGTTGGTATAAGATTTATAAGATAAATCATCAGCTATATCAAATAACACCGCTTCCTCTTTATTATCACCTTTTCTCAAACCCCTACCTATTGATTGTAAGTTTCTTATTTTAGATTTAGTAGGACTAGCAAAAATGATGTTGTGAAGGTTCCTAATATTAATACCAGTGCTGAAAGTACCGAAACTTGCAACAATAATTGCGTCTTTTTCTGATTCAGTGATTTTTCTGATTTCTTCTCTATTTGTTCCATCTACTCCTCCATGAACAAAAAATACTTTTCTACTTTCTCCTACTTTTTCTTTAATAATATTATATAGTATCTTACCATGTTTTTCAACGAATTGAAACAAAAGCAGTGTGTTACCTTTTTGATCAACTGCTAAATTTCTAATGAATTTATTTCTTTTAGGATGTCTAACAAGAAAATCCATTTCATCTTGATATGAGAAACTTTTACTTTCAGCTTTTACTTCATCATCATATGTCAATATGACTGCTTGAATGGAAAATTTAGAAAGGTATCCTGCATCTATTAAATCTTTAGTTTGAGTTACATTAAAAATAGGACCGAACAATCCCTCAAGAACTAACTTGTGAGTTTGGGAATCATCTAATGTACCCGTTGTACCAAATTTATATCTACACTTTTTTAACTTACTCATTACAGTAGTTAAAGATTTGGCTTTAAATAGATGAGCTTCATCTCCTACCATAAATTCGAATCCTTCAAAATATTCTTTAGGCATTCCATATATTGATTGCCAGGTTGTTATAACTACTGGTTTATCAGTTACTTTTTCCTTACCGGCACTTATAATATGACAGTTTTTTTCTACATCCCAATCACTGCTATATTCTTGAAAATCTGTATACATCTGTTGTGTTAATGATACAGTTGGTACCACTATAAGACTCCTTGTATTATAATATCTTAAAAGTAAATATATAATAAGAGATTTGCCGGAGGCTGTTGGAGATAAAAGTAAACACCTGTCATTACGAATACAATGTGTTATAGCTTTTAATTGATAATCTCTAGGTTCTAAGCTTAAAGAGAAGCGTTCACGTAACCCAGAGCTATCAGTATCAGTGTAATTACTATCACCGAACGTAAAGCCTTTATCAATTTGTAAGTCATATTCTCCGATTTCACAGAACTTTTTAATGTATCCAGCAAGCCCATAGTATAATCTCCTTGTTCTTATATCGAATAATCTAATTTTACCATCCCAAAATCCATTCTTATAGGATGATGTGAATCTAGCATTAGGAACTTCAAACGTAAAATAATCGTTTAATTCAGCTGCCTGACTTCTATCACATTCAACTAATAAATGAACATCATCAATTTTCTTTAATATCATTGTCCCATTGTAAACCGTAAAAAGTCAATAGCCGATTTAATGTTGTATCCTCTTGTATTTAGGGATTTGATAATCGATTCTAAAAACTCTACTTTTATCTTTTGATATTCCAGTTTTTGATTTGCTTCAATTAAATCATCATCTCCCTGAAGATATGTTTCTATTTTAGGTTCATATCCTTTGATTAATTTAATTTTAAATTGTTCCCAACCTAGTTCTTCTAATTCTTCCTCACTCATTTTTCCAGCATACCAAATGGTCTTATGTTTTATGAGTTTTTTATTTGCAAAAAATAACCTCTTCTGGGAGAGAGATTCATCATTATAAATTCCTAGATATTTACTATGAAGATTGGGGAGTTTTAATAATTCTGCGTCTAATTTTGTATCATCAATCTGACAATCTTTTTGCCACATTGTTTGAATGTCACTTAATTTCATAATATTTTATGCGGGTTCGTTTATCCTTGTCATTGTATAATAATTATATTGGAAAACTACGTCTACTGTGGTGTAGGTTATATCGGATTGTGTTAAATCAAATTGAACAGATCCAATAGATTTTGGCCATAGATTATAAAAATCAAATCTTAGCGATGGATTTTTAGAGCCTGTAAGAATAAATAATTGCCCTGTTGTATCCAATCCATCTTTTTTTCTTTTTTCATATCCTTCAAAACCGAAAGGCTTACCTAAACCTATTATCCATCTCTGTATTTCTTCCCAATTTTTTAAGTATTCGTCAAGGATTATCGTTATAGAAAATTCATCGAATGTTACATTATCGCCAGCTACATAATGTTGTTTATGTGGTGTAGCAACGGGTATTTCTGATATTGAAACACCTGGTAAATTGGCTGTTTGACAATAAAATTGAGTCTCTGGCATATGAGTACATAAAAATCTAAAGCCAGTAGGTGAAAGGTAATTTATATTATCGGAACCTAGTTTTCCGGTTCGCGATGTCGTTGTTTTGTCTACGAGTGCCATTAATACCTTTAAACATAAAAAAAAGGGTAAGAAGTTCTAGACCCCTTACCCTTATTTATATCACTTAATTTAATACAAGATTACATCAAGTTTGTAACTAGACAGCGCCTGTAGTAAACGTTGG